CACGAAAGTGCGCAATATCCTCCTTCCTGGAGGACGAGCGACTTAACCGTCAAACCAATGATCGGTTGATGGACTCCAACTTTCCGTTAAATCGGAGCGTCCGCAGGGTATTCGATCTTGCGTGTCGTAAAGCAGTTGGCGTCCTAGGCCGGTTTTCGGTTGACGAATTCGTGCGTAGGGTGAGGTTTGGTCCTGGCAGCACCACAAGTCTTCCTCGCCGTGAGGCGACGGAAGTCATGAAGCTGTCGTCTTCTCCCCACGTGACTAGTCGTTGTAGGCCCATCGCTGGGCTTATTCTCGACGAGTTTCCGCTATGGAAGCGGACTCTAGAGAGTTACGGGCAGCACATTGTTGTCCATAACACTGACAAACTCACCAGCGTTCCTAAGAACGCTAAGACTGACCGGACCATAGGAATCGGTCCGGACCTCAATGTCGCTCTCCAGTTGGCTCTTGGGTCTTGCATTCGTGCAAGGCTCTTCCGGCATGGAATAGACCTGAGTGATCAGTCCATCAACCAACGCAGGGCCCACATGGGCTCGGTTAGTGGCGAGCTCGCAACTCTGGACCTAAAGTCCGCGAGTAACTCTGTCACGCCCGCGCTCGTATGGCGTATGCTAGGAAATCATTCCAGCGCGTCATGCGATCTTACGTGGTATAACCTCCTCGACACTCTCCGTGTCGATTCATATGTGTTGGATGGTGAAACTCGTAGGTACGAGTTGTTTTCGGCCATGGGAAACGGGGCCACCTTCGAGGTGGAGTCCCTTATCTTCTGGTCGTTATGTGCCAGTACCTGTGAGATCTTAGGCGTGGCTGCGGATGTAACTGTTTACGGGGATGATTTAATTGTCCCCGTGGCATCTGTTCCCCTCTTGATTGAGGTTCTACAGTACGCTGGATTTCGCCTGAACGATGATAAGTCGTTTTGGCAGGATCCTCCCAGTTCGCCGCGTTTCCGGGAATCGTGCGGAAAGCACTACCTGGATGGCTACGACGTCACTCCGTTCTACGTTGCCTCACCGTTAACTACGGTGGATAGCATCATTCTCGCTGCGAACAATCTAGTTCGTTGGGCGAAGCTCCCTGACTACGGCAGAGATGCCCGGGTTCTCCCGGTATATCTCTGGCTAATAAGCCATCTGCCAGAAAAGGTTCGTCGTGCCCGCATTCCTTATGGGCCTGAGAATGATGGATTGCTGTGTGATTTCGACGAGGCAACCCCTCGGATCGCGCGGCTTTCAGAATGCCGGACGCCGATTGGATATCGATGCAATGTTATTCGTACACGTTACATCGAAAATTGGTCTGTGCCTGGTGATCTCGGTTACGTGGTCGACAGACTGCACGCGAGTCAGCGGGGATTTAAACCCCCCCGTACGCGTGATGGCCTGCACTTTAAGCCCATATCGCTTAGGACTCCTGGGAAACCAGAATGTCTTGAGTATGGGGTTCGAGTGGT